AATTTTTTCATTTCTATTTCTTTAAAAATCATTTAAGATATAGGATGAATATAGACACTCGTTGAGTGGTGAATACTTAACGGCTGTTTAGACCATTAAGTATTAGCAAAAAACACAAGTGTCCCTCACTATACAATAAGTACTATATAAGTAAAATTTACATTTATGTTTTAACTTAATTCTTTCAAACAAATAATATTATGATTTAAAACCTACAACTAACTACTTAAGAAAACTGTGCAAACATTCTTTGGATCTCTCTCACCCATTTCATATGGCGTGGTCCGTTATGCTGAATGGAACTATATTAGAGAAGGTTTACTAAGAAACTTAGAGACAGTCCAGAATTATTATAGAGGTAGAGTCTTTACTGTTAAAAGTAATCACTTTTTATCTCGAATAATTAATTCCTTTAATATACCACATTCATTAGAATTGGAACGCTTTTACGATAATGCCGATAGTAAAGCCGATGTGTTTTCTATGGCTATGAAAATGACTTCTCCTATTTATAAAGGATCTATTTTTACAGGTGTGTTTTATGGTAGCGATAATCCTGAAATCTTGATATCTAATACTGAGAGTTTCAATCCATTTTGGGTGCATAAGAATTGGAAAACAGTATCTGCTGTAAAGCCTTTGATGCATCAAAGAAGTGATCTAGATCTATTATTACCTAATGGTAAAGACACTGGCGTAGAATCAGGTCTTTCAGTGATTTCTATTAATATACCAATGCTTGCTGTACAATATAGAGCGTTTGTAATAGATCAGTTAAATAAACAAAATACTATTAATGATTCCTTATTGACAATAGGTCATTTTATTCACATGTATGTTTTACCTAACATGTTGCCTGCTCATTTAGACTTAGCAATTTTTAATAGGATTAATAATCTAAGTTTAGGTGCTCCTTTAGGTGAGAGTAAGAGAAAACACCCTTTTGCATTACCAAGCTATAATAGTAGAATGGATGATGTACTTAAACAAATTTTACATGATACAAAGAATAGAAATCTTGAATATGAAATGATTTTAAGAACTGTTCCAGTAGTTGTTAAAGATACACTAGATCAAGTGATGTTGCTGCCTGATGTCGCTCCAACAAGACAAATTGTTTGGGCAGAGATTATTGCGCGTATAGAAGCTATTGATTTTATGACACGAATAGGTGGTGTGCAATCTTTAGGAAAGAATAGAGCTACTATAAATTATCTTATTAAGTTTTTTAGATATATTAAAAACGACAAATCATTAGAATCATATCTACCTTTTGGTATGTATCTAGATTTGAAATATAAGATTGAAGATATTCTAAAGAGAATAGCTTAGTGCAGTGTGATTACTGTCTGGGGTATCTCCAGACAGTAATCACTATGCCGTTCTTAATAGTAGTCTGAAATCATGTGTCCTGACTTAATGTAGTAACCAATACTTTCCAGAATAATATAAAATATATTACAAAGGTCAAGTATAATCTTTCTAATATTAATAATATCTTGAATTTCTTTTGGTATCCCAATACTTTTAGAAATATCTACAGACAAATAAAATGTTGGTAAATTAACACGTTTGTTAACAGCTAACCACTTCCTAAGTCTGTTTGATAAGTCTTGGTCTTGCATTTCATCAAGCCATAGTTTAGTAGTTGAAGCGTTACTAAGCGTAGTATTGATTTTAATACAACTATAAGGTGGTTCAGGAAGAGAACCATATTTTTCAGCAAAAACTTCTTGCCATAAAAGATAGTTGATATAAGGTGAATCTCTTTCTTCTCTGGTATAGGAGTCTGGTGTTTTGATTTGACTAAGTCGAAAATAATCAAGACCTCCTGCAAAGATTGTTGATTTGATTTCTCTCTCAGTATCTGCTATATCTTTTAAAATCTTAGTAATAGATATCTTTTTATTATTTAAAACAGACTCCATTACAAACTCCATTAACTCATTTGCTTTTTTAGTTACAAATTTTGGAGAATTAGAAGATTTTAAATGAACACCTTTAATTTCTCTTTCTCTTTCTTTAAAAACGTTTCCTTCTTGAATACTGATCTTTGCATAATAATGTTTAGCCACATTAGTCACAATGAAGACGTCAAATTTAAATTCATTCTTCATAGCAATCTGAAACAAACGCTTTCCTACCATACCAAAATTAGCAGACATTGTAGCTAACACATTAGTGATGGTTTGTGATGCTAAAAAGATCATAATGCCAGACACAGCCATAGCTTCATCATCAAACTTAATATCACCTGTATACCATTTAACCCAATCTTGTACAGTAAAGATAGTAGAGTCTGTATCTGAAGTGATTGCTGAGCGTCTAATACTTTCTGGAAAATATCCTACTGAAGTTGGTAAATTATTGGTTACCCAAAAAACTTTAATCAAGTCAGAATATTCATCTAAAGTCTTACCAATGTTAATACTTGTAAGTTTTAAAGTATTAAGCTCTGGTGTATTTTCCATTGCTTTATAATCTTTTCCTCTACCTTTCATCTCGGTATAACAAACAGCATGTGCTAAGTCTACATAGTCAGAATTAATTTCTTTAATAGTTTTAAGAGCGTTAATACATTCACCAGTTACTTTTTGAGATAATTTTTTGATCATATCTCTAATAAGAGATTGATTAAACTTCATTAGATGATACATATCACTTGTATATACAAATGCTGCTCTTTCTAATCCATTTAATTTTTCTACAAGATCTGATATCTTTTTAAATCCTTTAGTATCAGACCAATAAAAATCCGTAGAATGTTTTATAGCTGTATTTACTTCTTCAACAGAAGGTATTGCAATGTTATACTTCTTTATTACTAAGTCTAATTTCTCAAAATCAGTATGTGTAATAACCGAGATAATATTATTAATAACAATATTAACACACCAATAGTGTCTATTTCCGTTTAAAAACTTTTCATTATTAGCATTACCATACCCTGAGGTAGTCCTACACGCTGACGTAAGCGTTGAATGAGCAGTTTTGTTATATAGAGGAGTAGATGCAGAAACGTGCGCTCCTGAGAGTGCATTGTTTCTAAGCTTCTTATTGGTTTGTTCAATGTTAAAGATTTTAGACTTCTCTTTATCACCAGCTGCTTTAGCTGCAAATTCTGCTTTCTTTGCAACACTTCGTGCAGCAATATTATCTTCTACATAGTTAACAAGCAAAGATTCTTTTATCTTTGGATTAGTGTAAGTAGTCAATGTAGGAGCAATCAGATCACCTTCTCTGATAGCAGTAGTGATGTATTCATTAAGAGTTGTTTCCTTGAGTTCTCTGTCACCATTATTTTGTCTCTCTAGATAAACAACCTTTGGATCCTGGACTTGAGTTATTTCACTATTCTTAACAACGCGTCTAACAAAAGTATCGCATTCGTCATAAGTTCTACCTGTCATAAGACTAAGGTAAGAAGCAGCTTGTTCAAAATATTGGGTTGTTGGATTAATATTTCTTTTGTATTCTTCGCTCTTGCGAACAAAAGGGGTTTCAAACATCATTTTTAGTATCCTTTTTAGGCATAAAATAATGTAGGGTAATAAAAATTACATCATAGTCCTCTAAGATAACTTTTTAGGTTATCTTAGAGGACATCTATGAATAAATTTGGACAATCAACCTTTAATTTTAGTAAAATCTAATAGACAACAACCAATAATAAAGTAGAGAAGTCGAAAGGAAAGAAACCCTTCTCTAGATTTTATTTAATGGCAACCCTGAATCAATTAGATTTTAGCAAGGACACAAGAGTATTCTGACGTGAGAGTCAAGGTTGATTGTCCGTATGCGAGCGCATGAGACATTCTTGTGACCTGTGAAAAAGCATCTTTTTAAAAGAATTAAATACTTTATATAAAGTAAGAAGACTAAGTGGTATCCATTAATGGATTAAAAGAATTGAGATATTTTTGAGATATCCCTAAACTGTTAAAGTACAACTCTAATAAAAAGACGCTAAAACTTTAATTCGCTACATATTATTACAATACAAATAAAAAAAAATTATTCGATTGTGATTGAGAAATCAGAGTACCCCAGAAGAATAAGAGAGTCTCTAATTTTAACGCTATCACTAACCGTCACATCATTAACAGTAATTTTAATTATTTGACTTGTTACTTTAACTACCGTTGTTAAATTAATCCAAGACAAAGCTAGGACAGTGCTCTCACCTGTCTGAGTCTTTACTAAAAGGTACTGATATGTCTTTGGATCATTAACAGTACCTACTGGTAGGTAAGGATAAATATTAACATGGTTACTCTCAATGTTAATATAACTTGAAGCTACACTGTAATTAACAATAGCTAAGATTGTTACTTTTTTGAAACTAGCGCCAAGAATAGCTGGCGCTAAAGTATCAAAATTATAAACGCCATCTAATTCAAAAGGATTCATTTTATTTTCTCATAAACTAGGAATGTGATAAATCACGAAGAAGTCTTGATATACACT